GGGTAGTCAACAGTCCCCCAAAAATAACCAGGTATAAATATTTCTGTTCTTATCACAACAGAGGCAATATCGCCTTGTAGCCAATTATATGAACCATACTGCGTCTCTCTTATATTGCCAGGTATTTTTATCAATTTAATACTGCAAGATGAATCCATAAAAGAATAAGGTTTGTCATATTCTAAAGACAAATCTAAATCATAGTCAATAACATACTCGTCTAATTCTTTACCGACAGAAGTGCCGTCAATAAAATAATGAGTAAGAGTAATAGGCATTAACGTACCCTACTCCTTTCAACTTGTCTTTGCGCTTTCTTAAAATCAATTACAAATTTATCTTGTCTTGCTTCAATCTTCCCATTAATATTAATATTCATTCCTTGCCCAATCCTTGAACTCATAGCACCACTATTAAGCTGGTTAAATAAGTTCGTCTGTTGTCGCGTGTTAAGTATCATCTCCCCAGAATTAACAGCTATTAACCGTTTGTCGCCGATATAAGACGTGCCACCGACATAACCATTCGCTGCTGTATTGTCTGGGGCTATGAAATCATACTGAGAACCGCCACCCGATGGGCTTACAGTGCCTCCATCTGCGAATGGCATATTGAGAAGCATTTTAATACCCTTCACAATCGCCATTTCTACTGCAATTCGTTTTATCGTGTCAATTAACGCCTTACCTGCGTTTGCGCCAGATAAAAATGCTTGAGCCAAACTACTGCCTACCTGGTTAGCAAGAGAATCTAACGAAGCCATTAATTCTTTCGATTCATCTTGTTTCTTAATAAGCTCTACAAGCGCATCTATCTCTTTTCCGGTCTTTACAGCTCCATACTTTTCTGTTAAATCGGTCTTTAGATTAGCATATTTATCATTAGCCTTTGTTTTACCGGAAGCAATATCAAACTCGTGGATTAGCTTTTGCCTTTCAGCTTCAGCCTTAAAAAACTCTAACCCTTGTATTTGCGCTGCTTTTGTTTCATTTTCTAAAGAATTACGATAATCGTCTGCTTGCTTACCCCAATATCGAGAATATTCTTCAGTAACGCCCGCAACAAACTGAAGTCTCTCTATTGACATCTTCTCATACTTAGTTCCAAATTTTGACGAAGCATCTTCAAGCGATTTATAATACTCCTCTTCCGTGATTACACCAATATCAAATAATGCTTTTTTTCTGGAAATTTCCGCTTCGATAGCTTCCAGCTCGCGGTCTTTTACTGTGTTTGTTTCCCTATTCGCTGAGTTTGTTCTCCCGTCTAAATTAATATCATAACTTTTAATCGCTCGTTTTGTCAACTTTATTGTAGTTTCTAATTCTTTATATCTTTGCGTATGCTCAATTATACCATTAGAACCAACAGACATAGCATCAAGTTCGGCTTGCGCAAGTGCCTGTATTCCAACTATAACGGGTTTTGTCAAAGACTGTAAATCTTTCGCACTGACAATCCCTTGCGCAAATTTATATTTAGCAATCTTTTTTTCTGCTTCTTTATTTTCAAGATTGAAAATTGCGTCTTTTAGAGTTAAATATTTTGCCAAAGCATCATTATATTCTTCTTGGTTTTTAGAAAGTCTCCCAGTATCAATTAAATATTGTTTTGTTCTTTCCCCGCCCTCAGCCATCATTCTGGCATAGGATACCATCGTGGCTGTTGCTTCTCTAAATTTATCAATTATAATTTGCTTATCTTGTGTCAATAAAGATATTTTTTCTTTGAGGGACAAATATTCATCTCCAAGACTTTTAGCAACTTCTTTGCTTTTATTCATCATAAAAACGATAGATTGGAATGCAGTAACTGCAAGTGATAACGCCATTGTAATCCCAGCTCCACCAGACAAAGACCTTAATAACTCTTTGCCGAAAGATGACCCCATAGCTTTTGCTTCTATACTTGCGTTTCTCATACTATCAATCATTGGGTTTAAGTTGTTCCCAATCGCCATTACGCCCATTGCAAAATTTTGAAAAAAATAAGGAGAATCACGGATAACGTAATTCATATTGAGGATCGCCATACCCATATTAGCAGACCCACGAGTGGTTGCTTGTAGGTACTGACTATTTTTGCCCAACGTATTGTTTAGGTTATTTATATTGGTCTGCGCAGCTAAGAAAGCTGGCGTAGTCATATCAACAGAATTTCTTAATTTAGTCCAATAATCAATTTGTTGTGTGATAGCATTAATAGAACCAAGTGTTGTCGCTTGCCCTGTGAATCCAGAATACTTTCTGTCGTCTGCTTCTTGTTGTTTCTTTTTAACAGCTTCTATTAAAGCTATTTCTTTTGCTGATGCCTGTTCTGCAAGGGCAATATTCCTTTGGATAGAAGAATATTTTTTGGCATCGAGTTCCCCTTCTTTAGCACCTCGTCGTTCCATAGCACCAAGATGTGCTTGTAACGCATTTGTTTCTGAAGCTATTTCTTTTGCTGATGCCTGTTCTGCAAGGGCAATATTCCTTTGGATAGAAGAATATTTTTTGGCATCGAGTTCCCCTTCTTTAGCACCTCGCCGTGCCATAGCACCAAGATGTGCTTGTAACGCATTTGTTTCTGCTTCTTGTTGTCTGGAGAGTTGTTCTTTTGATTTTATTAAATTCTTTGTTTCGTTTATTGCACTTGTTATTGCGGTAGAAGCTCCATAAATAGATTGTTCTAACGTTTTGAAATCTTGCGACGCCGGTGCGAGTTTATCAAGCTCTTTTTTGGCATCAGAAAGAGATTTCTTCATCTTGCCAAGAGAACCATCTGCAAATTCTTCAACGCTTTTCTTTAATTTGTTTACGTTGGCATTCGCTTCGCCCGTGTTAAATTTTACAATTATTTCAAGTTGTTCAGCCACTCAATTATCCTTTTTATGAAATTCTCTTTCGACATAACCGTCAAACATTTTGAACATTTGTTTTTTTGTAAGTTCAACTATATCTTCGTTCCATATTTTATCCTGTTCAAGGAACGTATCAGATACAGAATGCACAAGATAATCAAACTCGTATTTATCTGGAAATTCACTAAAAATAGATTCTAATCTTAAACCGTCTGGGTCAATATTCTTAAAATCTTTGAAATCTTGTTTAAGTACAGTTATTTGTTCGTTGACTATACTAATCTTAAAAAAAAATCCTTTACGCCTTTTGACAAGACCTCTAAGTCTAAGTCTTCTAATTCTTCTTTAGATATTAATTCTGGGGACTGACCGTTTGGGGCATCTCTTTTGAATATAGAATTTACAACTCCTAACAATAATTCCTCGTTTGCATCGTCCCCAGACCCAAGAGTAATCTTGAAATTAAAATCCTTTAATTTGTTTTCGTCTGCAAAATCAACTTGCAACGTGTTTTTAAAGAATTTTAATACTCTTGGTGAAATTTTGGCTAAAGTGAATTTCTTGCCTTCGAATAATTCGTACATAATATCCTATCCTGTTATTTCGTAATATTTGCCTAAGCCTACGCAGTAGTTAAAGGCACAACGAACTCCTAAACTTCTGTGGTTTCTACTAACTCATAATATTTCTCAGCGTCAACAGTTGCAGTGTCTGCGGCACTTCCCAACGCGGTTGTAAGCCCAGTCATTGAAATAGCTGAATCGTTCTTTAAGAAATTAATCTCAAAAGGTATTCTCTTAGTTTTCGATTTTATTTCAAACATTGGTTTGACAACACCTATTCCGCCAAAAAATTCTTGCGTCTTGCCATTCATTGCATTTTTAGCCGTCATTTTATGATATATTCTATAATAGTAGCCGATAGTATTATCACGCAAAAAATCTAACAACTCAGTGTCTGTTTGCAAAAACACACCGGTTAATTTGACCTTTGTATCACCCGGCAAACTTGCGACGGTGTTTCCCGTTTCGTCTTGTCTATCCTCTGTTTCGGAAGTATAAGTAAGACCAACTTCGTCAACGAAACCCAAATCGTAAATAGTCGTCGGTGTTCCCCCCGCATCGTCAACAAGTTGTGCTTTAAGAACGCCACCACCGAACTTAACAATTTTCCCTTTATCTTTACCTAATGCCATAATATTTCTCCTTAGAAATTTGTGTTATAAATTATTTGAATATCAATAGTAAAAAAACCCTGCGTATCATTATCGTCAAGATACGGTGCGATACCTATCACTTCGGCATCAACAACATCTTCAATGCCTAAGTCTGGGTTGGCATCAAACAAGAGTTGTATATCATCATAAATCTTTTCCGCTTCTACGGTTAGCAGTCCATCTTTATTCGTGTCTTGCGAAGTCCTTAAATAACCAATTAACATTAAATTCCAAGTATGTTCTCTTAACGAATCATACTTCGTAACTTTTTCTGTTAATGGGGCAACTGCCAAACTTGGGAATTCGCTTGGGCTTAATTCTGCAAGTTCTGGAATTTTATTGTGGACTTTTACAATCGTACTTGAATAAGTCAAAGAAGAACCGATTTGCATAATAGAGATAGAGTTTAACGTGAACGTACCAATGAAATTTATGCAAGTCCCATCGCCATCTATGCTAATAGTTTGCGCCCCAATGTTCTCGAATAGATAAGTCCTATTGCCATACACAATCCCACTATGAAGCCCATAGGAGGCAATATCAAGGACTATATTATGGGTTAGACCATTCGTAAGCACCGCCCCAGTGGAAGCTGTTAAAAGCGATGTAGCCGTGAATAGAGAGCCTCCTACAACAAGATTACCGCTATAAATATTTGAAGTCCAATAACCGGTATCAGAACCAAATAGTCTGTCATCGCTGGCAGTAATTATTTCAGACGTACCAGTGGTCGTTGTTATCGTTGCAAGTTTTGCTTTTAACGATTCTAATATATCTCTACGTATTATCATTCCATTATTATCGGTTTACCGCTGAATAATTTCCCATTAAACTTCTCTTGTAATCTTTTCTTAACAATTAAATCAGCTCTTTTTATAACGTCTTTAATCGCTGGAGCAATAAAAGGTCTTCCTGGTATGTGAACTTTACCATCGCCATTTTTGTTTCTCTGATAGTTTGGGTCGTAATAGCCGAAAGATTTTATACTCTTAAATATTGCTCTCCACTGCTGTATTGTGGGAATCCAACTTTTTTCTGATGGATTATCGTGGAATGCAAGAATCTGACCTTCTTTACCACTGATAACTGTACTAACAATTATCTCTTTATCGTTACCACTATTTGTTATAAGTGAATTCATTAAAGCGTTTGACCGTATAGCACTTTTGATGCTTAACAAAGTCTGTGGTTTACCGCCATTACTTATCATATAGTTCTTAACAGCTGTACTTTTAATATCGTCTATTAAGTCCCGACCTATATCGTTAAACGCAAGCCACACTTGCCGCTTAACTATATCAATTATTTCTGTTGGTGAACTCATATATTGATATTTCTATAATATTGCATTTTGGCAAATATTTTCTTTTCGGCGTCTCTATCAAAATTATCCGATGAACTTGCCCCAGCTGTTTTATTTTTGCTCAAGAAGCCTAATCTTCCATCAGAGACAAAACTATCTTTGAATCTTAGAGCTAACAATTCTTTCAAGCCTTGTTTAATACAACCTGGAACAGTTGTGTAACCGGCAGCATAAACCACTTTAATATTCCCAACGCCATAAGGGAAGTATCCATTAACTAAAATAAGTTTAGAATAATCAACAAAATATCTATCATAATCTGTCCCCTCAATATATTCTACCCAGTCTGGGTCATCAAAATAATAAATATTTTTTATCGCCGTAATCGGGAACTGCGTTAAGATTATTTCGCTTGAATTGTCGCCGTGTAATACGTCTGTTACATCTGCGCTTTCAATGTCTCTATTAAGGTAATTTTTAACTTCATCTTCAATCTCTGTAATTTGACTTCCAATCCAAGTATCTAAACTTGTCTGTGTTATGCCCAAATACTTTTTATAATCTTCTAACGTATTAATCATAATTTTACCTTAATAAAGGGGTGGCGTTTCCACCACCCATTTTAATTAGCTTTATTCAGCTATTTTAATTGTTGAACATTCTCCAGGTTGCGCAAAAACGAAACCAACTCTACGAATAAATCTAAGAGCTGCAACATCGTTTTGGAACATCGAAGTAGCATCAAGATAAGCAGTATTGGAATATAAAGCGGAAACGCCTTTTTTATCACCAATAACAGCACTATTTAGGTTTCCGTAAACAACTAATGGTAACCCAGCTGTGTTTGAAGATACTCCGGGAGCATATTCAAATAGTTTAACAGGTACATCCATAATTGATGCCGGCTGACCAGCGTTCGCCGGTGCAAACAAAGGAACTCCGTTCAAATCTGAAAGTTTCTTGATAACACCAAGCACGCCTCTATGGAGATAAATTTTCCCACCGACCACCTTAGCTGGGTCAATATTGTAAATCATATCTACTATATTATCGTATGTAATAGATGACGGCGTAGCAACTTGTACTTTATTGCCAAAGGTGTGGGTTGTAGAAAAGATACCCGTAATTGGAGAACCAGTCCCAACGCAAAATTGGGAATCTTCCTCTTTGCCGAATGCTTTTCCGACCATATAATTTACATATCCGCCCCAGTCAATGATTGAGTCTTCCTCTAATTCACTTGTAAAAGGAACGATAGCTCCTTGTTTCTTTGCTACCAAACTTACTTGAGCCAATGATAGTTTAGATGAAGTAATCGCAGCGTTTTCAGAAACCCAATAAGAAGTGACACCAGCGTTCTCCTTATTAATATAAATGGTCTCAGCTTTCCCCATAGGGACTACTCTACATTCTGGTCTAACTTGAGCATACGATTCAGCGATGCGGGCAATTTCAACGCTTGTTACATCAGGAACTAAATAAGCTCCATCTGCGGCAGTCGTTTCATTGTTCGGGTCAACTGCTTTCGTAATAGCTTCAAGATTTCTCGAAAGCATAGCTTTTACAAATTTACCTGTACGATATTTTGGGTTCAAACTTAATTGTTTTGTTTCGTCATCGTCTGGAACGATACGGTGTCTTACATCTATTTTATCTAAACCCAAATCTTTAATTGCAGAATTTACGGCTTGTTTACCAAAGTCCGCAAGCTGCTGTTCTGTCATTACAATATTCTCTGCCATAATATATTCTTCCTTTTTAATTTTATTATTGTTTTTATTAAGACTTACCTTTGAATCGGCTAACTTCTCCAAATGCGACTTTTTTGGCTAAAGCATTAAAGTCATATTCTGAAATCTCTACCTTCTTGGGCTGGTCTGGTTCTATTTTCTTTTCTAAAAGTTTAGCTTTTAATTCTTTAATTTCAGCTGAAAGCTCTAAAATTTTATTTTCAAGTTCATCTAAGCTGTCTTCGTTACAATTTAATTTCACCAATTCGTTCAAATCTTCATTTGCTTTTTTAAGTTGGTTCAAATCGGATTGAACGCTTTCCATAAATCCTTTAATGTTAATTTCTGTTGACGCCTTTAATAGTATATCATTCCCAACAGCAGATTTTACAAAAGATTTAGCCTGGTCTAAAGCATCAAAGTTCATAGCTAATGGGGCTGAGGAATATTCCAACAATTTTGCCTTATCAATAAACAAGGTCTTAGAAACCTCATCATATCTTGCATCGTTTTGCGATACCTGAATCCCAACAGACCAAGTATTAATAATCCCTTCAAGATATAAATTATAAATATCATCTGAAAATAAGTTCGTTTTGCTAAACTGCGTCTTAGCAAGATAACCTTTCTCGTCGGCTTTTGACCACAAATTCTTCGCTATCGGCTGGTCATAATTATGGTTGTAAAACACGGTACGATATTTGTTAAAAATTTCTGCATCTATGCCGTGTTGATTAACTACATCGCCACCCCAATCTTTTGTCGGTGTAGAAATATAATGAATTATTGACTTTTCTTCTCTGAGCGTTTCTATTGGTTCTTGCGTAAAACTTAAAGTTTTTAATTCGTTAGAATCAACATTTGATAATATGTCTGTAAAAATTGTTTTTGCCATAAAATTCTCTCAATTTATGTTGTTAAAATAAGTATTTTCATAACATTTGTCAAGTAAAAAAAATATTAAACTCCTAAATCTTCATACCAATCGAATATTACGATAGCTTCGGTTTCGGAAGTAATATAATTGCTTGCACTTGGTAACATTTTATACTCCTATAAAACATCTACAATTAATAGTATTAGCCGCTGAACCACTTGGGTCTCCTGGATACTGTAAGAATTCACCACCAACAAAGAATGGGTCTAATATACCAACTGTTTGGTTATCTGCTAAAAAGTGCATATCTCGTTCTTTCCCATCTCTCTGAGTTATCCAGGTTTTCGATGTAGCACTATTATCAATTAAAGCCCTTAAAGCACCATAATTAAACGCCTGAGTTAATGAAGTCGTCGTAATTGACGGAATGCGTTCGACTATGGCTTGTTTATATGTATCACTTAATATTTTCTGAATATCAAACTTGGTTAAATCTTTCCCTTGTATGGCTTCGATTAACTTCTTCTTTGTGGTTTCGTTTACTTTTGTACTTAACTTGGTCATTTTAGTAAGTTCATCTTTTACATTTTGCAAATTAATGCCACCTTGTAGTTTATATCCTTGCTCCATAGCACGCGTAAAGTAATTCTCGACCATATTTATCCAGATTATCTTTTCGTCTTCGTTTTCAAATATATTAATAATATCATAAAACGATTTTACATCTAAAGCATTTAATAATCTTTCGTGTTGTTTATTAAAATATTTTTCCAACTCTTTTGCGAAAGAAAAACTTAATTTCTTGTGTCTCCTATTAAATTGTTTCCAAACCAAATCACGTTGTTCGGAAGTATATGCTTTATTCCCTTGAGTATCCACTTGGTTCGCATCGTTAGGATTATCTTCATTATGTGCGATGCCATCGTTTGGTTTGTCTTGAGGTTTATTCATAACATCGTTCGGTATTTGCCCAAGCTGTTCTCCTGTGTCTAACCGAACCAAAGCACCGCCAACATTAATTATTGGCACGTTAGCTAATTCATAAGGGAACTTTTGGTAGTCATCTTCATTCCTCATTTCATTGATAGTTATAGCCCCAACACTAAACTTAGATTTATTAACATTAGACCACATCTCTACATCTCTTGGGGCAATAACATCGTGTTTAATAATTAATTTTTTATCCCCAAACTCTTCTTGTACTTGTTGCGTAAAGACTTCGTCTGTATAAGTTAATACTGGGTCAACAATACCGCTTGCAAATTGGTATTGGCTTGCTTCGGCTGTTGCTCTATTAATACTTTCCCCTATCCCCAACAGAATCTTTGGCACTTGGAAACCACCGAGTATTTCATCTCTTGTTAATCCTCTTTGCGTCCCTATATCCATATCTTTGATTGAATAAGCCGCTTTGATTGGTTCTACCATCTCTAACAAAGCCACCTTAAAGCTGTTTCCATAACCACCAAATTTATTTACTAATTCCTCTTTAGTTTTATTAAATGATTTTGTAGATAGTTCGACCGGAGACCTGAACATCTGCCCAGCAAAACCGCCCTCTTTATAAAACTTTTTTTGATATTTGGTCTGATATTTATCAACTTCTACTTGGTTCATTATATTTGCTATTAACGGTCTGCCGGAACTAAAAGAATGTGGGTTCGGAAATTTAAAATGAACTATATCTTCTTTTTCGATTCTAATTCTTTCTGCCCCTAAATTATATTCATAGTAATCAATATAATTTGTTTTAGACGAAACTACTTTTATTAAGTTTGGGAATAAAGGGTAAGATTCTTTCCACTGACCGAGTTTGTTCCTTCCCTTCAGCAAATAATAATTCCCATAAATCGAAAAGAATACTGCTTGATAAAACTTCATTTCCCAAGAAGTCATAAAATCATTTGGTTTATTAAGCATTTCTAAAAACGGATGTTCAATTATTTCTTTTCTGTCGTCATTAGATATATCATATAACCTAAATTTAGCTTTAGACAAATTAGTCCCCCAAACATTTACACAAGCGGCGACCCATCCATTAAAGTTATCTGGAGAACTCATACTTCCGCCTATAATATCCCCGTCTTCGTCATAACCGTGAGAAAACCCAAGTATGCCTTTATCGGTTAAACTATACATTGCTTTCGCTAACATTCTTTTTACAATTCCCATATTTGTCTCCTACACAATATCATATAAAAGCCATTTTTAATTCACTTTTCTTTGCCGTCGAATACATAGCATACCGCAAAGCACTTAAACAATCGTCATTAAGTCTTAATATTTTAGGTAATCCTCTATCGTCTGTTAAAATATTCCCATCTGCATCTGACTTAAATTTATATTCTTGCACTTCTCGGTTAAGATTAATATTATCTTTAAGCGTAAACATATTATGGGCTTTTATCATTTCAATTCCCATAAGTACGCTATTATTCCCCAAAGCACCGCCACGAAAAGCCGAACGGGCGTCTAAGCCCATATCCTTTAATACCTCAACTGCGTCTGGTTCTGAGGCATCACAATATATGATACCACCATCTGTTACTAAATTATTATTAACGATATATTCGGCTATTTGTTGTTTTGTCAACTTGCTTTGGTACATTAATTCTGTAACATAAGCATTGCTATCTTTAATCCCGACCCTAACCAACGCAGATGGGTGTACCCACCCGAAATCGAGACCATATACTATTTCGTCATAATAATCATCTGGCGGGAATTCGTCAAGCACGGTAAACCCGCTGAATACTTTTTCACCAAGAACGCCCCAATTCCCGAGACAATAAATATTATAATAATTAAAATCAACTTCCTTAAGATTCTCTAATTGCGCTTTATATTGTCTATCTATAAACAAATTATCTTTATACGTAGAATGCACGATTGTCGTATGGACCTCTAATGGTTCTTCGTCTGGTATATCAATGACCTTTTTTGTTCTTGCAACCTGTTTACCTTTTCTTAACTCTTCCTCAACATAAAGAGTAAAGAAAAACGATTTAATCCAATGCCTATCGCTTATCGGATTAAATGTTAATAATTCTTGCATTTTGTTTTCTTTGATACCGCGCAAACGCATTGACATCTGCAAAAACTCTTGTTGGCTTAACTCGGTCGGCTCTTCATACCAGATAGACGTTATTTCAGCGATAGATTTAATCTTTTCTTTATCATCCATACCAACAGAAATGATTTCCGTATTAGTTAAAGCGCAAGTCAATGTCATATCGGTATCACGAGCGGAAAAATAATCGCCCAACTTATATTGTTTAATTAAATCATTAAGTAATTTCCATTGTGATTTCCGTATAGTATTACCAACTTTCCTAACACAAACAAATCTATTATTCCGTTCGGTTAAACTCCTCCAAATCAAATACTGTGCGGCGAAATAACTCTTCCCAGAGCCAGCACCGCCTTTCATAACGAGATACCTCGATTCATCAAAAAGAAGAGGGTAGAATAAAGGGCTAAATAATGTTTTATCAAAATTTATTTCAATCGTACCCTTGCTCGCTTTAGTCGGGCGCGCCATTGACTACCTCATATTTCGCTTCAATTTGTTTTTGCGCGTTCTTAGATTTTAATAATTCTTGGTATTGCTTCCCGTCCATCGTAACATTAATTTTAACTTGAGGTTTTTCCTCACCCTCTTTTTTGCCAATTTTCCAATTACTATAATCACGGTTATTCAAAAAGTTCATAGCGGCGGCTGTATCTGGAATAACGTGCTTTTTGGTTTGTCTAACAAGTTTCATTTCACCGTTTTCGTTAGCTTTATACTCCTCTTCGATATAATCGTATCCGGTTGCTCTTTTATACAAAGAATTAACTACTTGAGCAACGGCGAGCTGATTCCCAGCACGTATAGCTGCGATAAAATTAACATCATCTTTTGCTATACGGTTCTTAATTTTAGCCGGAAGATTAAAAAATTGGCAGATTCTTTCGTGTTCCCACCCAGCCTTTGCCATAGTTTCTATCAACTCATAATCAGTGGGTTTAAGTTTAACCTTAGTTATATCTGTCCCCATAGGGAACATTGAATGTTCTAATTTCTCATATTCTTTTAACCGCTCTTTAGCAGCTTCTTTTTGTATCCCAGCGCCCTTAGATAACCTTCCCGCCGCGTTACGTTTTGCTCTCATTCTTCATTTTCCGTATTTATGGGCATAGTTAGAAAATCTTTATTCATTTGCAATATTTTACTATTAACAGAAATTAAAGACGTTATTAAATTATTTAAGTCAATAATTTTGCGGAATACGACAAACGAACATAAAATATTAATAGCTATTAACACAGAACAAATAACCATTAATATAAAACAACCGAACAAAATAATTTCATTCATTATTTTTTTGGCTTTCTTGGTTTGCAAGGTTTCTTTTTGGCGAGTTTAATTAAAATAAAAGATTTGTCTTTGTCGGTAGTAATTGAATTTATAATATCTTTTGAAGTGCAAATTTCTAAATTGAACATAATCTTGCCTTTAATACATTTTTTCAATATGCTAAAATATCTAAATTCTCAACATTTGTCAAGTGTTAATTCTATAAAACATCCAAAAATAAAAAAACAATGAATATATTATATATATATCTATATCTATCTCTATATCTATCTCTTACTTGGACAACACTTGGACATTTAAATTGAGAATTTAGCCTAAATTCGCAACATTTTTCATTTTAGCGTGATTTCAATCACACTTTTAGTGTGTTTAGAATCACACTTTTTTTATCATAAATAAATATATCAATCGAAATATAGTATTTATGGTTATAGGTTACAGTACAAATATAATATCCATTTTATTAAAAACGGCTTAATTAAAAGCGATTTTCTAAAAAGGCGATATAAAGTATGTCTAAATGTTAAAAGTGCCTCAGAAGCGATATATGAGAGAATTAGAGGGTATTCTGATAGGCTAATCGGAAATGGAATTTGCTGAAAAATTGAAATTATAAATTGGGGGATACTTACGCTCTTTTCCCGTACTCCTTGCAAACAAAACATACCCCCGTCTAAGTGGTTAATATTAACCAACTACACAATATTGGCACATCTAATAATATTAACCAAATGCTTAATAAAATACAACCGCTTAATATTAACCAACTTGATAAAGTTAACTAATTAGTTAACTTTGGCCAATTGCTTGATAATATACAAATGGTTAAAAGTAGGCAAATGGTTAAACAAAATCAAATGGCTAATAGTGAACAATGGCTAATATTGGCCCAGTGGTTAATAGTAAGCAGAATAGTCCCCTTTGCCCTTAATTGCCTTAAATCAATTAAATCTGTACAAAAAAGTATAGATAATAGCCTAAAACAGAACAGTCTTGTCTTATTTGTACTGAATCTAAATAAGGTAAAGTAATAACATCCATTATATTAGATGCAATAATCGTATTGGTTAATTAGCTTGTAATTGGTTATGTTGAGTGGGGTAAATCAGTAAGAATAAATTATTCAAATTGATAAATCAAATTTAACGGTTTTTTACAGAAAAGTCAAGCGTTAAAAAAATGTTTTTTTTCTTGCGTTTTTAGCTCAAATTCTCAACATTTTGGAAGTTAGTTTACATAATATCTGTTCATTTATTTTTAAAAAAAAAATATAAAAAAAAAGTAAAAAAAACTTGCATCTAAAAAAAAAAGTGTTTATATTTTAAATGAAATAAATGACATTTTAAAAACAAACAAAAAGGAGCTAAAATGAAAACAGCGGAAATAATTAACCTTTGGGGCGGAGATACTGAGGTTATAAGCGGTTGCGACAGCATCGTTGATTTAAAAAAATGTAGTAATGCCATTGTGGGGCAATACAGTAAAGACTATAGGGCGTACGAGTGCCTGATAAACAATGACATTGTCTATATTTCTGCACAGAAGCGGCGACATCCAACAAGCGGCGA